CTCTACATGCTAGTACTTTGTCGCCAAATTTAGCTACACCTATTACCTTTTCATTGATACTGGATGTATGTGGTACTACATGATTGACAAACCTACGATAGCCGTTCATCCTCCTGTAGCCACCCTCAACGTCAGGCTCAAAGTTTTCTAGAACTAAAGCTTCGCCTGGTTGCATAAGAAAAGAAGAACGGTTTAAAACTAAACCGCCCTCACAGTTAAATGCTGCAGGTTGTACTTGAGAACTATCAGGCATTAAAAGGATACCCCAGAGTTAGAACTTGTAGGTCTATTTATAACTGTAGATCTAATATAATCAAATTTATTAATTAACAAGCTTTGGATATTCTTAATACCCTCTTCAAAACGTTGAAAATTAATTTGATACTGTTGCATCTCACCTCTGTATTGATAAAGAAATGCAGTTGCACCGTCTGTAATAACAGGTTTAAATCTATCTGGGATGCTAGTTGTATCTCCCTGTGCACTTAAGTCACTGGGAAATGTAAAGTAATCGTAGAGTAATGTATACTCTTTATCAGGATAAGGGTACAGTAAGTAGTTGTTATCAAGGGTACGTACAATATACTGAGGCATACCTCCGTTATCAAACTGTGTAACTACTACGCCACTAGCATAAGCTGCAGCAGTAGTACCACTATCACCTCTTGTACAACCTGTAAGAGTGTTTCCAGAAATAGCAGTATAAGAAATTATCTCACTGCCTATATAGATACTACCTGATGCTGAAAAACCTGTAGTCGAAGCAAGTGTTAGTGTAGTTATAGAATCTGTATGTGTACCATTTAATGTGGAAGATACAATTTCATCTTCTTGGTTTGCAAATTCTTTACTTATGTATTCGTTATAATTAAGTTTTCTTAAATTAATACCTGATGAATTTACATCGGCACTCTTTTTTATTCTTGCTGTATTGTAATCTACATGTTTAGTATCACTAGGTATAGTATACCGTACTACTCCAGGAACTAATGTTGAAGTATTAGTTGCGTGATTAAATGGGTATGCAAATTCTTTTTGATTAATATGGCGGATAGCTTCATTCACAGCATTCTTAGCTTGTACTTGAACTCCCCTAGCATCCGAAAAACTAGTGGCAGTTAATACTACTTCATTCATACGAGTAAGAATTTCATTCGTCAGTGCAAGGTATGTAAGTGCCATTCTGTTCCCTCAAGATGCATCAAAGGGGCCAGCATAAAGCCAGCCCCTAAGTTTACTTTAGTTTATGCCAGCAGATCACGAGAAGCTACAGCAGCCTCAGTGTGAGCAGCTGAGATATCTGCAATTACTGCATAGACACGTAAGCGTCCAGTTGCAGCAGCAGCACCAGCGATAACTACATCAATGGTATCTGACGCAGCGACAAGAGCTAATGCAGCAGCAGCATAAGTAGATGCAGCACCAGTGTTTACAACGTTAGCTTCGCCGTTAGTACCAAGTACAAGGTATGTACCAGCAGCATCATCCAAAGCAGCACCGTCAACGATGTCATCTCCACCAGCAAAGTCAATATTACAAGTACAACTTGCAGTAAAAGACTTCATGATTTCCGCACCGCCAGCAAGCATTACTGATTCAGCGGGGATTTCAAGTAGTTGGAAAATGTCACCATTAGCAATGGTAGCACCTGCAGCAATCATAGCATCAATATCTAAGATTGCTTCAATGGTTCGTACAGCATTACCAACAACTGTTGGAACAGCAAGAACGTTTGCCCCAACACCAGCGGTAGTACTGAGAGTCATATCAAAAGTAGCCATAGTTTATATCTCCCCTATGC